TTTTCTTGGTGTATATTATAGCTAAAAGATGGCTGGTGGACTTATGCAACTGGTAGCCTATGGCGCCCAAGACGTGTTCTTAACAGGAACCCCTGAAATCACATTCTGGAAGGTGTCTTACAGACGCCACACAAACTTTGCTATGGAGAGCATTGAGCAAACCTTCTCCGGACAAGCTGACTTCGGTCGTCGTGTCACATGTACTATTAGCAGAAACGGTGATCTTGCTTACCGTACTTATCTTCAAGTCACACTTCCTCAAATTGACCAAGACATGAAGGGATCCACTGGAGCTGTTTATGCTCGTTGGTTGGATTTTCCTGGTGAGCAATTGATTGCTCAAGTTGAGGTTGAGATTGGTGGTCAACGTATTGATCGTCAATATGGTGATTGGATGCACATCTGGAACCAAGTTACTTTGTCAAAGGAGCAACAAGATGGTTACTACAAGATGGTTGGTAACACCACACAATTGACATACATCACCGATCCTGGATTCGCTGAAGTTTCCGGACCTTGTGCTGCTAACGGAGGACCTGCTCAAGTATGTGCTCCTCGTAATGCTCTTCCAGAGACCACATTGTACGTTCCTCTTCAATTCTGGTTTTGCCGCAATCCTGGTCTAGCTCTTCCTTTGATCGCTCTTCAATACCACGAAGTTAAGATCAACATTGATTTCAGACCTATTGGTGAGTGTTTGTGGGCTGTTAAGTCTTTGACCGAGAACTCCAGTACTCAATCTGTAAGCACTGCTTACCAACAATCTCTTGTTGCTGCTTCCTTGTACGTTGATTATATCTTCCTTGATACCGATGAGCGTAGAAAGATGGCACAAAACCCTCACGAGTACTTGATTGAACAAGTTCAATTCACTGGTGATGAATCTGTTGGTTCTTCTTCCAACAAGATCAAGTTGAACTTCAACCACCCTTGTAAGGAATTGATCTGGGTTGTTCAACCTGATGCTAACGTTGACTACTGTGCTTCTTTGGAGGGTGGTACAACACTTTACAAGACTTTGGGTGCTCAACCTTTCAACTATACCGATGCTATTGATGCTCTTCCTAACGCTGTTCACGCTTTCGGTGGACCTGAGCAAACATCCGGAACTGATGCTTTCATCACATCTGCTGGTCTTTTCCAAGATCCTGGTGCTATGGGAGGTGAAGAGCCTGGTGTTCAGTGGGGAGCTGTTCCTAACGTATTCGGTGCTGACCAATCCATGGGTGCTGCTGCTGGTGCTACTTTGGACGGTTCCTACGTTTCTGACGCTGGTACATTCGTTCTTTCTGAGACAGCTTTGGATATGCACTGTTGGGGTGAGAACCCTGTTGTTACCGCTAAGTTGCAACTTAACGGCCAAGACAGATTCTCCGAGCGTGAAGGTACATACTTCGACGTTGTTCAACCTTACCAACACCACACACACACCCCTGATGCTGGTATCAACGTTTACTCCTTCGCTCTTCGCCCTGAGGAACACCAACCTTCTGGAAGCTGCAACTTCTCCAGAATTGATAACGCTACTTTGCAACTAGTTCTTTCCAGCGCTACTGTTGGTGGTACTGCTACTGCTAAGGTTCGTGTTTATGCTACAAACTACAACGTTCTTCGTGTAATGAGTGGTATGGCTGGTGTTGCTTACTCTAACTAAGCATCTTAACTGTCGCTTATTCATTCTTATTTTTATTATAATCTAATTTAATGTATACGTTACACTTGTATACATTAAAGCAATTCTCGAATCACTTTATTGAATTTTTTTGGTATTTTGTTATTCTTTTTCAGTAATTCAATATAATAGGTTTGTTTATTTACAATTAAATCGTTAATTATATCATCATCTACTTTTAGTTTTTTTCCTTTTTTTTCCAATAATTCATCGAGTACTCTTTTTTCATGTTGTTCTATTAAAATAGATACTAAAGGTCGATTTCCTTCGCCAATCACATTTGGATCAAATTCCGGGTGATTTATTATTTCGTTAACTTTTTCTTTGTTTTTTGGATCGATCTTTTGATACCATGGCACATACAAGAATATATCGTCACTATTAAAGGGTTTTATTTTTTTGCAGGTATGTGTTATATTTTTTCTACACAATGGACAGATTTCCTTTGCTTGACACGACATTTGCAGACATTTTTTATGGAACGTATGTTTGCATTCAGTACTAACTATGTTTTTTTTACCTAAAGGCTCCAAACAAATCGAGCATTTATTTATTGACGGAGACGGGTTTTTGGATGCACTTCGTCTTTTAAGAGAAGCCGAGCTTTGCTTTAATGATTTCCTCGTAGACGCTGCACTCGATTTGCGAGACCTTGATCTCGTATTCTGGTTGGTCATTCTATATATATAATACTATATAGAATGGAAGAGGAAGCCATTCTATATTTATATGAAATAACATAAATATAATTATATGATTATGTTATTATGGGTCTTACCACTAGTAGTGAGCACAAACATAATTTATTAATACGTCCAATAGAATTAACTGATATTAATGAACAATATTTTGATTTACTTTCGGGATTATATCGAAATTGTAAAAATTTTAATCAGGCTGAAACTTTTTTTCATAGCCTAGACGCGCATCATCATATTGTTGTTGTTGAAAATTCTACGAATCATTTATTAGTTGGCACGGGTACCATATTCATTGAACCAAAAATTATTCATAATTTTGGTTTTGTTGGTCATATAGAAGATATTGTTGTTCATCCGGATTATCAAGGTTATGGTCTTGGTAGTAAAATTATTGAGAAATTAAAACAATATGGCGAAGAAAAAGGTTGCTACAAATGTATTTTAGATTGTGCTGATAATAAAATTCCATTTTATAAAAAATGTGGCTTTACATTAAAAGGTTCTCAAATGAGTTATTATTATGATAAAAAACCAAGTAAAATAAGCATTGTCAATAAGTGTTTGGTGTTTTAAGGCATCTTCTTCATTACTTAGAATTAGTTCTTTTTGAATCATTAGACAATTTTTTATTTAATCTTTTTATGAGTCAAACATTTGTTTGGAAAAATAAAACCTATAGTCGTATTCCGTTTCAGTTATCATTAAAAATAGTAAAAACAACTACATTTACACGTTTCCTCAAAACAAAATAACTTGTGGGTTCATTATATATGCAACCGATTGATTATTATTATGTATTAACCTTATTTACATTAGACCAAGGCATCCATTTACCAACACTCCCTATTGAAATTGTTCGCTATATTTTCGACTTTGAAAAAGACAACATTATTCGCCATTGTAAAATCAATCATTTTATACGCAATTTCCCATTACAAACCAAAGAGTTAATCAATAATTTTTATTATATTGGGTCAAAAATATATGATTTTTTCGCAATGAAACAAATGTATCCTTATTACAATCACAAGATAAAAGCGAATTTTTTCTCGTTTCATTATGATGAACTACCACATGATTCGAAAGACCTTGTTTTGATCCAATATACCGAAGATTTCAGCGCATATCTATTTGTAAACAAAAAATTCACTTTCACATTCGAGTGTTGTAACGGAAAGGGCGTAATGTTTCATATTAAAGAAATATGACACCCATATTCATTATTTTTTTATAAACATACTTCAAACAATAATGAGTTCTATTAAAATCATGTGTCGTATTAAACCAAATTTTAAAAACAATGAATCGTGTATTTACGTCAAAAACAACAATATAGTTGTTCAAAAAACCCAGAAAAAATATTCCCACGATGAACAAGTCGAAATCCAATACGGGTTTCAAAAAATTTTCGACGAAAACACACGAAACATTGAAATATACAAACAATTTGGTATGCATCTCGTCAAAGACGTCATGCGAGACAACAAAAACGTCACGTTTTATGTATACGGACAAACGGGATCAGGGAAAACACATACCCTCTTGGGTGCAAATAAAGAGCACGGTTTTTTGTCCATTCTTTTGTGCGATTTATTGGAAATCGGCGAAAAAACATCGTTATGTGTCGCGGAAATCTACAATAACAAATGCTATGACCTCTTTCAAAAACGCAAACAAGTATATTTGCGCAGTAATGCAAACAACGAATTCCAGTGGAGTCAGTTAGACAAAATCCAACTAATCGACGAGCACTCCATACGCAAAATGCTGGACACGATTACGGACTGTCGCCGTGTAGGTATTTCCAGTGAAAATGATCGTTCCTCTCGTTCGCATTTAATCATACAAATACAGTTTAGAGGAAAATTCATACGCATCTTGGATTTAGCAGGTTGCGAAAAAGCACAACGAGCCATTTGCACTACGCGAAAGGAATATTATGAAAACGGTGAAATCAACCAGAACCTTTTTGCACTAAAAGAATGTATTCGCGCCTTATTAAAAAAACAGGAATATATTCCTTATCGACGCTGTGAATTGACAAAAATATTAAAACAATCTTTTGAGTCATCCAACAAAACATATATTTTAGCGACTGTTTCCCAAGACGTAATGAGTTGTTCAACTACGATTGATGTGTTGAACTATATTCATTCCATTAAACAAATTAAATCGACACATATAGCAAAACAAAGCCATTTTCAACAGTTTATAGGAAGTCCGCGGTTTAATAATTTCATGGAAAAACAAAAGGTATTCAAACAATTGTCTTTGCAAGAAAAGAACTTGTTGGAATCAATGATCCAAGAAAAAAGCACACGTGTGCATATGGAGTCCTATGCACATATATTACATGAAAAAAGGAAGCTACTAAAAGAATGTATTAAGGAAAATTGATAGGCTTTTTACATAACAATCAATAAACAAAAAAGTAAACCATGTCTAGTAATCAAACCAAAACCTCTACTCCAAGAAGACAAACCTATAGCACGGGTTTTGCCAATTTAATGAATACAATACATAATGTAACTAACAAGAAACCTACAAACGAACAAAATTCAATAAAAGAAATAACGAAAAATATGGACAAAGACAATGCAAATGTTACCAAGATCATGATGGAAGAAGGCATACAAGCCGGTGTAAAGGCAATGTTTACAGAAAAAGACGCAAATGGTAAGGAGCGACAACTTAGTTATTCAGAAATGCGTTCTCGTTATGGTTAATCTTATAACGTGATTATGAACATATTACCAAAAATCATTTGCATCTTTCAAGTTTTAAAAAATTGAATGGTTTTTTTTTGTGTTGTCTGAATGAAAATTTCCTAACGTTATTTAAAATGAATCCTACAAACACCACTTCTCTTGAGAAACACATTACTTCTTATTTAGAAGAAATCGACTACGATTATTTACAAATGGAAGAAGTAAATCAAGTTCGTTTATTGAAAACAGGTAAGTATTATGTAGTTGTATGTGGCACAAAAACACCTAGCGGAGTATTTTGTGACGAAAACGTCGAATTGGGTCCGCGCTTGATGCAAAATATAAGCAATGTTCATGATTACCAATTTATATTTAAACACATTAGTGGAAAAAAACCGTGGTCTTATAATGATGAAAGCACCATACAAGTGAATTATGATAAACAAACGGGAGCATTCCATTACCTAGATTATTATGTAAAGTTATTTGAATTTATTCCAACACCTTATACGGAACTTTGGAATTACATTATAAAAAAAGAAAACGTTGTAAACTATAGAGCTATGTTGCATTATTTAGAACATGAAATCGGAGTCGTGTCACCCAATAGATTATACAATTGGTTGTATAATAATCAATATCCGGAAGCCTTGTTTATTTATTTGAAACAAGGCGATGTCCAAAATGGCGCAAAATCATTATATACGAATTGCGTCCATCATATTAGCGCATAGACTATTTTGTTTTGTAATTTAGAACTAATTTCTTTTTTACGCACAATTTACAAATAAAATTGAAAAAGAATTTACGAATTAAAACTAATTATAATATTATATTTAGGAAAAAATGAATACTACTACACATGAATCGAAAAAGGAAGAGTCCGTTTTTAAAAGACCGATGCTTTATCGTACAAGAGATTGGATTTGCAATAGAAAAGTCGCACCATTAAATTGCGAAACCGAGGTCTCTTCTCCGAAGAAAAAAGAAAAAACCGCAGCGTTGTTTCACTATTTTGAACATGAAAAAAATAGTTTACAAGACAGACTATTAAACATAATGAAATTTTGCGAGGAAAAGATGGAAAAAGAGCCGCACAATGAAGATTGGAAAAAGTTATACGCAATGATTATGTAATTACGCATTAAAAACAATATATACAATACTATATCACAACTGCGTTTGTTATAGTGCCAACAAAGAGATCTCACTGGTTTCCTTTAAACATTGCATTAATTTGGTGGATACGTTATGTCGCATGGCTTCGTATTTTTTGAAAAGCGCCTGGATCTCTTTTTTTCTGTCGTGCATGTAATATTTTTCCTGTAAAATCTTTATCCAGTCATCTATAAACGCGTAATATTTGTCCTTGTCTTTTCGGTGATAATTCCAGGTCATTGAACGGTTGGCATAATGGTTATGTGTAAAGGAGAAATAAATGAATTTACATTGATCGAGATTATTTAGCAAAAGGAATACATTGTCTTGAGGAAACAATTCGTCATAGTTTTTCACCAATTCATACATTATGTTGTTTGTGCCTTCTAGTTGGTTCATATAGCCGCATACTAGAAAGCTGAGGTCTTTGTTTACGTTTTTCCAATCGCATTCATTCATGATTTAATATGCATAATACGTGAACGTAAAAAACCGTTCAATTTTGTCATATTATTTGGCAGTAAATCGATTTAAATAAAATCCATTGATGGAGTTTATATTATGTCTTTAAAGCAAAAAACGCAAAATGGATTGTTAATGGAAAATTTAATGCTTTTTTATGAAAACAAGAAACATTTGAAATTCATGATGAATGTAATTAGTGGAGAGGCGCAAATTTCATTGCGTATTGTGGATTGGTTTGTAACGAATTATGCAAAGAAATACTATACGGTTTATGATTTGAAGAATCCGATGTGTCCGGGTCGCACCCAGCGTTTTAAGGTATACAATGATTATAAATTGAAATTGAAGGCTTACTCAAAACGTAGATTTGATCCGTTTTGTCGATGGGAGCGCATTAAAATTCCGTATGATGAAAACAATTACATGGAAACGACGATTGGTCAATTGAATTTTTTCAAATGGGCGATCGAAAACAATATTGTTCATTATATCCAAGAGCATTATGACGAAATTGAGAAGGACATGAATGATCGCAATTCGATTTCCAAGAAAAAGAATAGTGTAAACAATCACGAGGAAACGTCGATTGTATTGCAAAAAGACAATGGTAAGACCCGAAAAAAACGCGAAGAATTGTCTATTTCTGCGTGTAAATGTATTAAAAAGGAAAACGTCAAGATCATTGTATCTTTCAACGAGTAAGGTTTGCACGAAAAAATTGGCGTTTTCAATAATAATACATTGTATATATGGGATTATGGAGCGCATTGGGAACGTTTTTTATTAATTTGTTTATAGAAGAACCGGAACACGAGCATTATCCAGTTAATATTGTAACACAAATACAAAAAGAGGACGAGGATTATGAAAAAAATCCGATTGGATTGCCAATGGAGTGGATCGTGGATTCAAAATTAGAAAACAAAGTAATAAAAATCGAAAAATAATCAAAATATTGGAATATGTTCTAATATTTTGAATAAGTATACTATGATTTCCGCCATCAACCAATTCTTTATTCGTTATTTTGTGTCTTCTTGTAGTCCTCGCCCTTCGCAAGAGGATTTGAAAGAAACAAGCCCCCTTACACAAGAACCAAATAGTCGTAAGGAAATGGAACCTACATCTGAAGAGAAAGAAGAAGATGAACCATTAAAAAAGGAAGAAGAAAAAGAGCCATTGAAAAAAGCACCTTCATGGGAAGATTTGTTTTTATCTTTTTTCTAAGGAT